ATTTGCTACTCTAATAGGCGCCGTAGGAAAAGCCTATCATTGGTTTTGATATTATTTTGTATAGAAGAACTATAGGGCACGAAGGATATATAATTAACTAATTCATATAAAGAATTCAGGAATTAACAAAAATAAAAAGGATTATAATATTAACCAATAACATAGAGAATTTAAAAATGATGAAACAATTAATCCTTGTGGGACTCTTAATTGCAAGCAGCACAACGTTTGCAGATTTGTTTGATTCGCAAAGTTCATACCAGCGTGAAATGTTAAAGCAGCAACAAGAGCAAACTAGGATAATGCAGATACAACAAGAGATGCAAATAGAGGCTCTAAATCAGCAAAAATATTCATTCAATGGCCAACAACGACGTCCATACAATGATAACTTCTATTGATTAAATGCTATTTCCTTCTTTTAAATATATTGCTCCAGCCCTTATTTTCATTTGGGTCTGGGGTATCTGAATAATGCTTGTGCTCCAAAAGACGCGCATGAGATTTAAGTGAGTCTAGCATTTTATCTTTTTCTCGATGATATATTTCTATTTGTGCGCGCAGGAACTCTATTTCTTTATCTTTATGAGAGCCAATGTCTTTCAGCATTCTATTTTCAAGTTCTAATTTAGAATTTTCTGCGTATAAATTTCGTTCGCTACCTTCTTGTTCTTTTTTAAGTGCCTCTGGGAAAATTCTAAAAAACTCTGATTTCTCTATGAAATATCTACCGTCGTCCCTTGTTGCTGAAAGCTTACCTCTCGTGATGAGATTAGTAATATGCCTTCCTGTATATCCAGCTAGATTCGCAGCTTGCTTTGGCGTAAGCCATGAAGTAGAGTCTTTCATGTTATTTCCTATTGTAATTTGTTCATTAATTAATCTTTATGTTGCATAAATAAAGATCCATGGAAATACTTTGGAATAAAAAATAAATTCAATTTTTAACAATACAACTATCAAAAGAATTTTGTTCCTTCAATTATTGAAAAAAGTTTCATTATTATTTGCATTAATATATAATATTTATCAAAAATATAAATATACAGTAACACTTAATATGTTAATTTACAAAAAATAAGGAAAAGCGCCATGTTACTTCAAGAACTTTATGATCACTATGGTACATGGACTAAATTATCGCGGGATTTGGGCTTCGGTAGTAGTACATATCAGATATGGCGAAAAAAAGGTTGTATTCCTTATCCTAGCCAATTGGTTATAGAGAAAAAAACAAAAGGTATATTCAAGGCAGATGAGGAACACGCCAAATAAATTTTTTTATTCTGATCATTCAAGTAACGATTTGGAATAATTTCTAACTTATTCCAACCTGATATTATTCTGATTAATTCTGAAATTGAATTCTTGATCAAAGTAGGTATATAGGGATATAGTAGCGCTGTAAATTTATGTTTTTGTTTTATTGATATGAGGACACTTAAGAAGTTAGAGGCATCCTTGCCCCTCTATTTAACAAAACATTTTCCCGCGTTGAATGCCGATAGCCGCCAAGCTGTCATTCCGCGCTTTTTGAACCAAGAGGACAAAAGTCATTGGCTTTAGGCTTTGTCTAGGATGTGTCATGTAACCCCCCCCCTTATCATTTTAAGAATGGAATTACATAACAGGCATATCATCACCCACGACAGGACACTAGTATAAATGCAACAACCACCTAATAAACGGGGCCGTCTAATATACGACGACGCAACATTAACTAATAGACGATGCAATATCAACTAATATACGGGGAGATCATACCATGCAACAACATCCCATTACAAACGCTGTTACACAATATACAGTAAATATAGCGATACTTTTTGAAGAAAACAATCCTATCTTTTTAAAAGGAGGATTGAAATGACAAGAAAGCTTCATAATCCGAAAGCATATACCCCCTCTGTTTACATACCATGCTGGTTAATTCAAGTTGCATCAAGTGTGTTATCTCACCAAGCAAAGCTTCTTTATGGCCGTTTATCCATGTGGTCAAATGAAAATGGCAAAGTGTTTCGAAGCGTTTTTCAATTATCAATAGAGCTAGGTTGCAGCAAAAGCACTATCGACAGAACCATCAAGGAACTAAAAGACGCTAACTTAATAGGCACATTTCATCCATTTAAGGGTGGTATAAACCATTTTGAATTTTACGATCATCCTTGGATGCATGAACCAATAAAAGAACAATTATCATACAAATCAAATCATATTGAGGCGCCATCAGATGTGACGTTACCTACCGTCATAAATGACGTTACCCCCACGTCAGAAGTGACGCACATAAATATAAATAAAATAAAAACAAATAATAACAATAATAATATAAGGGCACTTGATAAAAATTTGGATGAAGAAAGCCTTAATTTAGTAGCCAGAGAAAACGAAAATAATGAAAATATTTTAAAGTATGGTCAAGACAATAATCAGACCTTACCTAATTCAAAGGCAAAGAAAGATCTTGATGGGATTGACTCCACCACTAAGTCTGATTATCACAATAATCAAACCAAAAAATGTACAATTAAATCAAAAATACATCAATATGATTTAAATAATATGCTAGAATTCAATCCTTTTCAAATTCCAACCGAAATGCTCCAGGATTACATAACCAACAGAAATAAAAAGAGGGTGCCAATTACCTTCACTTCATGGAACAAAATTAATAAAGAACTTTCAAAATGCAAAGAACGCGACATTGATCCTCATGAGGCATTTGAAACCATGGTAGCTAGCGGCTGGCAATCCATGAAGGTTGAATGGCTTACTCCACACTCTCATAAAAAATCCAATTCGACTGACGCATTTAATGCGTTTATGCAAAATGATAAAAACAAAGGAGATACGTATGACCAGTACGGTAACGTATATGACCCATTCCGTTGATCGGAATTTAATCAAACGACTTTTTTCTCAATTTGCAAATAAATACGGGAAACTTTGGACTATGCGATTAGGTGACAATGGGGATTGGGAAGGTTGCGCAGAAGACTGGCTTGAAGAACTAAGTTCATTTACATTCGAGCAAGTGAGAGAAGCCAAAAATAAAGCTCTTTCCATGTACCGTGATTATCCCCCAACACAAGGTCAACTTGTTGATTTATGCCTGAAAGAATCTGGTATTCCTGATGCAACTAAAGTACTTAACATGTTAGTAGCAAAAGATTTCAGTCACCCGATAGTCAAGCTTGTATATGACAAAATCGGCTCTTGGAAGCTAACTAACGGCACAGAGAAAGAGATATCACAGAAGGTATCTCAATCGTATAGCCAGGCAATGGCAGTGTTCAAATCAAACCCTAAAGAGCAATGGGCACAACTTGGAGAATACAAAGAGTTACAGACAAAGGCATTACCTATACCTGACAAGATACCTACCAATGCAGAGTGTAAAAGCTTTAAAGAGCGTATGGATGAATATTATCAAATCATGGAAGAGGGTAAAGCAAAATTAAACGGGATGGAAATACCTGAATTTGATAAAAAGAAAATCAGTAAGGGTGGGGAGAAATATGATGAATATTGCAAATATCTCCTTTCAGTCCCTGACCACATGGTTTTAGGATTACCTCATGCTTACGCATATGACCGTCAGAGATTGTTAAATGCAAAGGATACAGCGAGCCACCTAAGGCAAGCAGGATATGTGCCCTCTGAGCAACGAGATGCCCAAAATAGACCAGATAAGGGAAGACCCACAAAAATTTATAAAGCATGGACCAATGACTAAAGATGAATGCAAAAAAATACTCAGCAAGATAGGATTCAAGTTAGGAGTATCGCCAAACCTAATAAGATTTCGTCTATTAAGCGATAATGACAAGGTTGATATGTTGAATGGGTTAATACCTATCGTTGAACTGGAAGCAAATACGAAGGTTTGGCGTGATAATGGTATGCCAGATTATGCACACGGAAAACTTGAAACTTATGAGCATGAGAAAAATAGGACAAAGTTTGAGGAATCATTGCTGGATCCCATCAATGAATCCACTGGATACAGGAAGCCATTCGTGGATTACAGGATTGTTGATTGAGGTAATGATGAGCTCGTTTGAAGAAGAGTTAAGCATGGTGATTGAAGACATATTGACTCAACTGTATTTGAGGGAAGAATTATGTGAAGAGTTTGGTACCGAGCGAGAGCCAGGAACAGAAAGCGCTTGTGAAGTGGTTAAGTTACCACCCAATTGTTCGTGATTACTTTTGTAAAAATGACAATGAAGGCAAGAGAACGGCTATACAGGGATTTAATTTAAAGCTTGCAGGGCTTAGACCAGGAGTGAGTGACTTGTTTATTTATTACCCTACGAAAACTTCTCATGGTTTATGGCTCGAAATGAAAAGAAATAAAAAATATACGCTATCTGAGCGCTCACAGCCAAGTTGGATTGCGCAAGATATATTTCACGAGCAAGTTAAACGTGTTGGATATTGTGCTGAATTTTGTTTCGGGTGGGAGCACGGTAAAGAAATTGTTGAGAATTATCTGCTAGAAACTTAAGGGAGTATGCATGCCTAGATTTAGTCAGTCATCATTTACGAAGTTAACTACATGTCACCACGATTTACAGGTACTTTTCCACGAAGTTGTAAAAACTTTCGATTGCAAGGTGCTTGAAGGATATCGAAACAAGGATGACCAGGATATGGCGGTTGCATTGGGTAACTCAAAGATTCATTGGCCACAGGGAAAGCACAATCATCATCCGTCAATGGCTGTAGATGTTGCTCCATTTCCTATTAACTGGCGCAAACCCAATACCTTTTACTGGTTTGCAGGCTATGTCATGGGCATTGCACAGAAACTCAAAGAGGAGGGCAAGATGACTCACTCTGTACGCTTTGGTGGAGATTGGGATAATGACAATATTGAAGACAATGGCTTCAAAGATTTATGCCACTTTGAGCTTGTCTGAAGTTAGGTATATTTTCGCCGATAATCGTCGATTTTAACTACAAAACGATGTAAGATGGATTTATCTCACTAAAGGATTAGTGCATGACTCAAAATTCTAAACTTGGACCTCCTGGCGAAATAAAAGACGTCGGAAGACCAGCCAAGTTCACCCCTGAAAGGCGTTCAGCAATTGTTGACGCAATATCACATCGTATACCCTATGAATATGCAGCTGAAGCCAATGGCATTTGTGAGGAAACCTTATATGACTGGTTACGTACTGCAAAAAAACACAGGACTGAGGGAATAACATCTGATTATACTCAATTTTCTGAGGACATAAAAAGAGCAGAAATGACAAGAATGCGCGAACATAGCGATATGATTGCTGCAAAACCTGAGAGATGGCAAGCAGATGCGTGGCTCTTGGAGCGCAGATGGTATAAGCATTATGGTCCTAATGCACAGCTAAATGAGCTTAATCATAAACTTTCAAGACTAGTCGATGGAGATCCCAATGAAGGCAAAAGAAATGAACAAGATGGCAAAGAAGGCTGAAAAGGACATGCACAAAAAGCATGAGAAACATTTGCATGAAAAACCTAAGAAAATGAAGATGCCAAAGAGTAAAGATAATAAATACTAAGGAGCAATCATGAGCGCTAAATATGTATCTGAAAAGCCTACACGCGGGCTAAATGACCCAGCACCTGAAGTCGTTCGTGGTAAACGAGTTACTCAAGAGGCTTTCGCCAAGAGTGGTGCGTGTCGTAATCTTGAGCCTCAAAGCATGGCAAACTACGGCAAACTAAATTATGTTGAATCTATCCCTGATTATCTGACTAAACAGAAAGACGGAGATTAATCATGCCGTTAATCAAGAATGCTAAGCCTGGTAGCAAAGGCTTCAAGCAGAATATTGAAACTGAAATTAAGATTGGTAAAAAACCTCCTAAGCAGGCCGTGGCCATCGCGTACGCTGAATCTAGACAAGGAAAGAAAAAGAAAAAATAGGCTGATTATGGATATACTGCTTGCTTTTGGAGTGTTAAATGCCAAAAGGTGTATATGAAAGAACTAAGCCTGCACATAACAAAGGTGTAAAGCTAGAAAGGATTAAGAAGAAGATTGAATTATTTAATTTAGGATTACCTATTGAATGCAAGAACCATGGGAAGCATATAAATTGGAGGCTTCATTCTTATAATAATGTTCAATGCAGATTGTGCGGTGCTGATTGGCAAAGAACAATGAAGAAAAGAGATCCATTAAAGTTTGTATTAAAAGATGCTAGACAGCATGCAAAAGTACGTAGCAGAGAATTTAATTTAACAGTGGATGATTTAAAAGAAATTTTGAATTATCAGAATAACCAATGTGTATTTACAGGTTTAGAGTTTAGTGATCAAAATATTATATCCCTAGACAGAATAGATTCTGACAAAGGTTATAACAAAGACAATGTTCAGCTTGTTACTGTAAGAGCAAATAAGATGAAGTCTGATATGACAGACGAAGAATTTATATATTATTGTGAGTTAATAGCTTCTCACAAAAAGAAATAGGGATATCCATGGCTGTAATACAGAACAAGTGGGTTGAGAAAGAAAAGAAGAAGAAGGTGCATGAAACAGCTGCTGCCTATGACTCTAATCCCATTGATAACTGGCTGCCTATTAACCCTGGAAAGGCTACCAAGCGCCATACACACGCATCACGTGCAACCATGGTTCGAACTCTTAGAGGGGTCCGTAAATAGTGCAATGCAAGTCTTGTGGATACCCTGACTCACGCGTTGTCGAAACCACCAGGGATGATAGGTCTAACCAAATATACAGACGCCGTGAATGCGTAAAGTGCGGTGCTAGATATACGACACAGGAACACTTAAGAGATAATTACAAGAACGCGCCTTATAAAACTTCACCTCCTAAGCAGGTGCTTGAGAAATGATGAGTGCATCTGCTATTGCAAGGCGCATTGAAGACATTGAAGAAATGCGTAAGAAGGGCTATGAGCGTCAAATAACAATTAATGGTACAGGGATGGTTATCCATGAAACCGCACAAGACAAAATCTATAACCCCACTGCAACTGGTAATCTTTTTCATCTCGATAACAGCTTTGTTCGGGTCATTATGGGTCCTTATGGAAGCGGAAAATCTACACTGGCAATCTCAGAAATTGTTCAGCGTGCTTGTGGCATACCAAGATGGCATAACGGTAGACGCCGAAGTAGATGGGGAATAGTAAGAAATACAAGTGGCGAGCTTTCATCAACAACCCTTGCAACCTGGCTTGCATGGTTTGGTGAGCTTGGCGATATTCGTAAGCGTCAAAAGCCAATTATGACTTATGAGCATGCGTTTAATGATGGGCATGGGATAGTAGAGCTTGAACTCTTATTTATTGCTCTAGACCGACCTGAGGACGTTAGAAAGATTAAGTCATTAGAACTTACTGGGTGCTACATCAATGAGCTCTCAGAGGTTCCAAAGGCCGCTTTAGCTCATATGAAAGGACGGGTAAATCGATATCCTTCGAAGGCCTTTTGTCATGAGCCTTATTGGTCTGGGATTATTGCTGATACGAATCCTCCTGAAGATGACCACTGGATATACAAAGACTTTGAAGAGAACAAGTTTGAGCATCATAAGTTATTTAAGCAACCACCAGGGCTTATAAAGAATGAAGATAATAAGTGGGTGCGAAACCCTAGTGCGGATAATGCTTCTCACCTGCCTGACAATTACTACGAGATGCTGGCAGAAGGACAGTCTCAAGAATTTATTAAGGTATTTTGTCTTGGCGAGTATGGTTCTGTTGGGTTTGGCAAGCGGGTGTATCCTGAGTTTAATCCTGATTTTCATGCAGTTGAAACATTACCTGCTATCCAAGGTGAAAATCTCATCCTTGGCTGGGATTTTGGGCTTACTCCTGCTTGCGTTGTTATGCAATTATCAGTACGTGGTCAGCTTTTAATACTTAAAGAATATGTTGGAGATGGCATGGGAATCAGAACCTTTGCTGACTCAATTGTTATCCCATGCCTTTCCAAAGACTTTCCGTATTGCAAGGTTGGCATGTCTATTGGAGACCCGGCAGGAAATGCCAGGAACGAAATCGTAGAAGAGATGTCTTGCATCGGGGAGCTTAACTCATTAAATATCCAGACGATAGGGGCTCGTACTAATGATATCGATCCAAGATTAGGATCGGTTCGCTACTTCTTGAATAAGATGGTTGATGGCAAGCCAGGTCTTGTGCTTGATAGACGTAATTGTCCAACATTGTTTAAGGGCTTTGTGAAAGATTATGTTTATGCAAGAGTAGCTGTATCAGGTGAGGAGCGTTACAAGGATAAGCCTAATAAGAATATGGCCTCACACCCCATGGATGCACTTGGTTATGGGTGCTTGGAGCTTGCAAGCGACAGAATTACGCGGATAAGATGCAAGGTCAAGAAAGAGTCAATATGTTTAATCCGGTTTTCAGGTGGCAATGATGAAAGATACTGAATCCCTATTGACTCAACATAAGGTTATTCTTGAATCTAGATTAACGAGGGTTGAAACGCAGTATCTTAATATATCAGATGACATTAAAGACATTAAAAAGACTTTACACTGGCTAACTGGAATAGTGTTTAGTATTAACACAGCGGTACTGGGTGTTGTTACAAAAGGGTTTGGAATATTTTAAGAATAAGGATAATTGCTTTGAGTAACGCAAGATGCACCTATTGTAATAAATTTTACAATAAGACTAAAGAACAAAAAAGATGTAAAGAATGTGAATGGCAATTCCATGCAGTCTTTGAAGAAATGCACAGAAGAAATGTATTGCCAGGTAAAAGATTCAACAATGGAGTTTAAATTAACAGGAGAAGTCAGTGTCTATACAATCAGCAATAAATCTAAACCTTAACTTTGCAGGTGAGGCTAATAACATCGTGCCTCGCATAGGACGTCTTTATTGTCCATCAAATACCTTGGCTCAAGTTGCAGCCGCAGGCTTTCTTGATAACTATTTGCATACATCAAGTACCAGTCTTTTGGATACTGACTTTGTAATGGCTGTAGCATCGGATGGGCATCAGGTTTACAAGCCAGTGTTTACCGCAGGTTCTTGTCAATTAACTGTATTACCATAACTTAAGGAGCAGGCAATATGTTGTTTAGTGAAGCGCTAGAACAGTTACAGCATGGCGAAACAATGTGTCGTGAATCATGGACACTTGAAGATGGGTATTTAAAGCTCATGCCAGGTATGAAGTTTGTATGGAAGATTGTATTGCTTCCTAATCCTAACGCAGGTAATTACATATTTTGTGTTGAGGACTTTTTAGGATGTGATTGGAAGAAGTTTGAGGCACCAAAAGAGCCTGTTGCAGTAGAAGTAGAAGAAGCCGCAGAAGCGGCCTAATAAACCCTTGGATTAGGGTATTAAAACTCGACTTTGACATAGAAATGTTGAAGTCGAACCCAAAGGATGGGATGACAATATGGAAATCATTGCCGAGCAAATGTCAGTTGAAGACATTGATAGCATAAACGAGGAACTGCAAGGAAAGCTTGAGGATGCCGGGATAGATGAGGCTGAGGTTCTTAAAAAAGCTCGAGAAGACATGGTTCTCTGGGATGGATATTTCGGAGAAAACATGGTTAGAGGCAAGGACGATATGAACTTCGTATTGCGTGACCAATGGTCAGCCGTTGAGCGTTCAGAGTTTACCCGCCTGTTCAAGCCCGCAATGACTTTTAACAAACTTTATGACACTACTAAGAAGGTAATTGGGGAACAGCGTAAGAACAAGCCCGATCTGATAGTACGCTCATTAACTGGAAAATCAAATCAAAAACAAATCGATTTGCGGGCAGACCTAGTTAGAACAATTTCTTACCAGTCACAAAATGACCTTGTATATCAAACAGGATTTAGGCAGGCCCTTATGATGGGGTTTGGTGCCTTTGAGATATGCCTAGAATATGAGAATGCCAAATCATTTAACCAAGTTATTCGTTATGACTTAATACCGGATGTCACAAGAACCTCATTTGATCCCACATCCATGAAGCCACATAAAGGAGATGGCAATTTTTGTGCCAGACAATTTGTTTATACCAAAGAAGAATTCTATGCAACCTATCCTTGGATAATGAGTCCAGTGTCGTATTCAGATCCACGATCACTTCTAGATTTCCAGTGGGAAACACGAGATACAATAGTAGTTTGCAAATACAATAGAAAAGAATGGTATCCATTAAAGATTCTACTTCTAACCGATGGCTCAACGGTAACAGAAGATGAGTGGAAAGAGATGCAAAAGAGCATCGATATGCGTAAAAAGTTAGCTGATAGCTCAGAAGTAGTTGGGGATATGATAAGGCAATCCATACCTGTAATTCATGGTGAGCGCATGAGTAAAGATTATAAGATTCGTCAATACATGCTTACACAGAATCAAATAATAGAGTATACGGACTGGCCTTCAAAATATTTACCACTAATATTCATTGATGGAGATTCAAACTTCATTAATGGGCAGCAATATACGCGATCATTCATCCATGAAGCCAAAGATGCTCAGAAGTTTGTAAACTATGTAGGCTCTGAAGTAGCAGCTGAGATTAAGAATCGTCGACGTGAGCAATGGATAGGTACACCTGATAACATACTTGGTAATGAGCAAATGTGGCGAAATCCTGAGCTACAAGCCGGGATATTAATAGCAAAACCGGATCCGAAAACAGGTTCTATGCCCGCGAAAATGCCTCCATGGGAACTATCACAATCTTTGTTACAGCAATATCAACGAGGCTGTCAGGACATGAGGGAGATACTTGGATTCTCAGAAAACGAAGCTCTCCAGGGCCGAGATATGTCAGGTAAAGCCAGGCGTGAGCGCAAACTTGAAGGTTCTATGTCAGCTTACGTTTACTTTGATAATTTAAATCAAGCAATAGAGCAGGGCGGCCGCGTAGTTCTAGATTTATTGCCTGTTATTGTTGGAGAGCAAGAACGTCATATGGTTGTATCAAAAGCAGATGGGCGCACAGACTCTGTTACTATGAATAAGGTTACTGGTCAAAGCGAAGATGGGCAGGATATTATGGAGAATGCTCTTGACTCTGGTGACTATGATGTTGAGATTGATACAGGACCTAGCTTCGCTGTACAAAAAGATGTGGCATTAGAGTTTTTTGCTCAGACTATCGCTCAAAATCCTCAGGTTTTCCCTTTGATTGCTGATTTATGGGCTAGTCAATTAGACCTACAACAGATGCCAATGATTAAGGAAAGGCTATCTAATCTAGTGCCACCTGAGATTCTAGCTAAAGAACAAGGTAAATCTATACCGCCAAAACCACCAAACCCACAAGAGCAAATGATGGCTGCAGAGATGCAACAAAAACAACAAATGATGGCAATGAATGAACAAAAAATGAAGATTGAAGAGCAAGCTATCATGGAAAGAGCGGAAGAACTTAAAATAAGGAAAGAAAAACATCTATTAGATCAGGCAGAAATGATATTAAAAGCGCAAGAAATGCAAGAGAAAATGGGACTAGAGAAACAAAAAATAAAAGTAGAGCATGGTAAGCTTCTGTTGGATGCTGATAGAGCAGAAAAAGATTTTGCATCTAAACTATCTTCGGTGCTTAGTGATCTACATCGCCATAATAATCCTCATGTGAAGACAGATAATTAATTGCTTCCTTAAGATTTTCTTTGGAGTCCTTGAAAGATCCTAATGCTATATTACAGGCGTGACAAAGTAATCCTCTTACTTTACCCGTAGTATGACAATGATCGACGGACAACATTTTGATCTTATTTGTCTTACGTTTAATTTGTGTTTCTGGTTTTTTACAAATTGCGCATAGATGATTCTGTTGGTCTAACATCGAATAATAGGTTTCAGCCTTTAATTTGAACCTATGTAAAATGGTATATGCATGACCTTTATTTTCATTTGAAATAAATGAAGGCAACTTTACTTTCTCATGCTTCTTCGGTGTTTTTAAATACTTATCCTTTAGTCTTTTCCTCTCCTGATTGTTCCTGCAAAACCCACATCTTAAGTAAGGTTTACCTTTGGGTGATAATCTATTTAATCTAGTTTGCTCTTGGGTCAAACCACCATGAATTTTACAAATTTTTACTATTTCAGACACAAACACCTCATATATTGATGTTGAATTTTATCACAACCCGTACATATGGGGTAATAACCTAACAACAACTTCTTTATAATTCCATTCTACAAGGGAAGGATTCCCTTAGGGTTTCAGGCCTACCGTATGGCTTTGGGCATTAATAATGTCGAATGGAGATTTGGAAATCATGGACGAAGATCAGAATGCGCTAGCTGAACAAGTAAGTGGCGATGATGAAGATGTTGCTAATGGTGGCGTTGGCCCAGGTGACGCGGAAGAACAAGGTAGTTCGACCGATGACCAAGGAACTGCAGACACGGACGATCCTTACGGCGTAAAGAAGCGGTTAGGAATGCAGGCCAAGAAACATCAACGAGAAATGCGGCAAATGCAGGAGCAAATGGTACGCATGCAATCTCTCATTGGTGGCGATAGTGCCGACCCAAGAGCATCTTTATACAACTCCAATCCTTATCCTTCACCAGGGCAGCCTAACCCGCCTGCAATGTCGGAAGAGGAAAAAATACAAAAGGCCGTACGCTTTGCCCTTGGTGCTAAAGAACACGAAGAGCGACAAGCAAAAGATGCACAAAGCCATGCTCATGTACACAAGCAGTATCAACGCTTAAATGATGAGTTTGATAGAGCATCTGATAAGTACGAGGATTTTGATGATGTAGTAAGAGCTGAGGATATCCCGTTTACTCCACACGTGCGGGACGCACTTTTACTTGTTGAAAATCCAGCCGAAGTAGCTTACCGACTTGGCAAAAACAAATCTGAACTCGAACGAATTTCACGACTCCATCCCTTAGATCAGGCACGCGAAGTGAACAAGCTGTCTTTTTCTTTGATGGGAGGCCAAAACGGAAAATCGCAAAGCCCCTCCAAAGCTAATCCTTTGGGAACTGTCAGAGCAAACCCAGCACATTCCTCTACTGCCGTTACGGATAAGACTCCGCCATCTGTTATCAGAGCGCGGATGAAGGCAGGCACATGGAAGTGACAAAGGGATTTTAAGGATAAAATCTCGTTATGCCCTAGGTCATTTGCATTGCCATTAAAGGATTAATGGAGACCTAGCTCATGGCTAACCAATTTATTACAACTGACCTCGTCAGTAATACCGCATTGGCAATGTTTGCCAATAATGCACCATTCGTTATGACCGCTTCTCGAATTTACCAAGATGATTTCGTATCCTCTGGCTATAAGATTGGCGACACTTTACAAGTACGTAGACAAAATCATTTCATAGTAGGTGATGGTTCTGTAGCAACACCACAATCAATCATTGAAACGGTTGAAAGTATTGTTGTGGCCCACCAGTACCATGCATTGATTGCTTATACCATTCAAGATTTATCTTTAAGAATTGAAGACTTTTCTAGATTGTTTATTGCTCCTGCCATCCAGGAAGTAATAACCCAGATGGAAAAAGACATTGCCTCAAGTGCCGAACAAGAACTTAACTTCTTTACAGGTACTGCAGGTGTTGCAATCAACTCGTTTACGACCGTTGATACGGCTGGTGCGAAGCTTCTAGAGCAGGGCGTTAATATTGCCTCCGATGCTTACATGGCTATGACTGTTCGTGATGGTTCCTCATTAAAAGGCGCGCTCTTAAATAACTTCACGCCAGTATTTAATGAAGATATCGTACGCTCAAGTGCTATCGGTCACTTATCTTATTTTGACATTTTCCAATCTCAAAATATCAAGCGTCACATTGCAGGAGCTGGCCCTAGATTGCATTCTTCAGATGCTTTGCTAGTTAACGGTGCTGTTGCCTCTGGTAATACCATTGTTATGGATGGCGCAACAATAAGTGTCACCGACTACTTTGTGGTTGGAGATGTGATTTCAATTGCTGGCGTTCAATCTGTTAACCCAGTAGGTCGTGCATCAACTGGCCAGGATATGCAATGGGTAGTAACAGCCAATGCTACATCAGATGGTGCTGGTAATATCACGGTACTTGTTAGCCCTAGTATTATATCTGACACAACCAATCCTAACAGAAATGTCAGTAATGCCGTTCCTAACGATGCGGCCGTTACAATGGTTGGAAGTCATAACGTGAACGTTGCTTATCCTTCTCGTGGTCTGGATATCGTTTGTCCTCCTTTGTACAAGCTTCAAGTTCCTTATGCATCTGTTGCTGTAGATCCTGAAACTGGATTGTCACTTGCTGTTACACAAACTGGCGACATTTTAGGTTATCAGAACTATATGCGTATCGACTTATTGTGCGGCTTTAAATGGCATCAACAATACGCAGTGCGTGTGCTTTCTTAAGGAAAAACATGCTGACATGTGTATATCACCCAATCGACGACTTTAGGGTTGTTGAAGAAGATGAAGCCCAACGCTTGAGAGCATCAGGCGTTTGGTTTGATAGTCCTGCAAAGGCTAAAGCGTATCGATTGAAAGTTGAAGATGAGATCAAAGAAGAATCTAAGGTTTCAGAGAATAAGGCAAAACATAAGGGGAAATCCAGATGAAAGATAATAAGATGGTTCAATCAAACAATGCGTTTGTTAGAGCTGAACAAGCAAAAATGAAAAATCGCATGGGCAATCGTCCCGGCGCTCCTCCTGAAATGAAGCATTTTGATGCCTTCATGAGCAACGATGGTGCCAACGCAAAAATGTCTGCAAGAAAGTTGTGTGCAGATTTGGAAGATGCATATCCGTTGAAATAAGTATGACCCCCACAAGCCTCTAGCGTGCGCCTATAGCATCTAAGCTCAAACCGTGGGGGTCCTTAAGGAACATGCATGTCTCAAGTTATTAAGACCACGAATCAATTAATTATTAACTCACTTTACCTGCTGGGTGAATTGGGCGTGGGCGAAACACCTGACGCATTCATGCTCTCCTCAGGACTTGAATTAATCAATGAGCTTTTAGATAAATTCGCAGCTGATAGTATTTATATACCGTATTTGACCGAACTAGATTTCAATATGGTAGCAGGTCAGGCTACTTATTCCATTTCAGATATGATTCCATCTGATGTGACTGCAGACCGCATTGTTGATTTGTCTTTTGCAAATTACACAGTTCCAAGCGCAGGCCAAGGAATTATATATCCTCTGCAAATTATTAATAAAGCCCAGTACTATGGCGTCACAAGATTAACTCCACTACAAACTCGTCCTGGATTTATATTTTTAGATAAGCAACCACAAGAAAGCTTAGTTACTTTATATCCCCAACCAGACCAACCTTATCCATGCCTTTTGGGCGTAAAGCTCATGCTTAATAAGCTTATAGCCAATGAGAGCCTAGAAGAGTTGCCGCCTTTTTACTATGGGTTTTTAAAGTATTGCCTGGCACGTAAGTTCTTATCCTATTATCCATCTGGAAACTGGCCAGACACATCCGAGCAAGAGTATCAAGATTATTTTAGCACCATAAAGAATGCCAATGAGACTGACCTAAGTGTCAGGCCATCGGCCATATTAAGCCGTCCAGAGCCTTTCTACTGGCAAAACATTTTGGCGTACTAATATGAGGAATTCGCGGAAAGATTATGACTTGGTGGGAAGTTATGACAACCAACGTGTTAGTACCATTAATGCTGAACGCACCGTTAATCTATTTGAATATTTAGATCCAGATGGTAAGCGCCCTAAAGTATTACTCCCTACAGCTGGCCTTATTAATGCCAACCTAAATTTTGGTTCAGAAACAGGCGGGGCACGTGCAGCATTCGTTTTTAACAATGCAATTTACCAAGTATATGGAGAGTCAGTCTATAGAACTACAGGAACAACTGGCGCTCTAGTTACCTCTCTCATTGGAACTCTTACTACGAGCGCAGGATTTGTAGGTATTGACGCCAATACCTATCAAGTCATTTTTGTTGATGGCGAAGAGGGGCATATTTGGGATATTAATGCTAACACATTTGTTCGTATTACTGATACCGGATTTCCAGCCAAGCCTATAGATGTATGCTATTTAGACGGATTTTTCTTGGTTGCAAATGGTGATACCAATACTTTTCAGCTTTCAATGATTAACCAAGGTATGGTTTGGAGTGGGGGCTCTGGAGGAGCAGCTACTTTTACGGCAAATGCCGGAACTGATATTCTGACCTTAAGCACTAATACTGCTAATTTTGCAACCGGAGTTCCCGTTGTTTTTACAAGCGCTGGTACGCCTCCGCCTCCACTTGTTGCAGGAACAACATATTACGCAATAAGAATAAGTGCGCCTACAGTCACACCAGGAACCATTAAGCTTGCAACAACCTATGCAAATGCTATTGCTAATATTCCCATTGATATAACTGGAGCTGGAGTTCCAGTAAATACACTTACAAGCCCAGGTCAATTGCAGTTAGGAAGTATTACATCCCATCCTGGGAACATTGTCGGATGTCGAACATTGCACAGAAGGATATTTCTTTTCTCAGCTAACTATACAGAAGTTTGGGAAAACGCAGGGCTTGGAACAAACCTTCCTTTCAGGCGCAA